GATATTATCTTCATTCTGCTGGAGAGTAATATCTTTTATTTTATCACTTGTAATATCTTCTGAAAATAAAGTAGAATTTTGTGATTGGTAATTATCAATATTGAAATCGTAATAAAACTCACGAACTTTACGGCCTTCACGTTGAACATAATATGTTCTGTTTCCTATACGTGCTGGTTGTATTGCTTCACTTCCCCATACTGTTCTATTCTTAGCAACAATATTTGATGGTGTAATTGCTTCATTATTAGAACCAGAACCAATTGTAAATTCACCACCAGTTGTTCCTGCTATTAATAAATTCTCACTTGATAACCATTGAATTTTATTTAATTGACGAGTTGGTAATTCTCTTTCAACCGCATCATCATCATTTGCCCCTGGAGTAAAGTCATTATAAACAAATGGAACAGATCCCCATATTTTCTGTGGCTGTGCTGTTGTTGCTGCATAAAATATTCTACCTTCATGAAACATTACTCTTGAAGGCCAACCACGATAATCGCTCCACGCTCCTTCAGCCCATGAAGTAGTTGCTCCAGTTCCAGATAAAGTTGTTATAACAGTAGCATTAACAACTGTACTTGAAGTATATCCAGTAATACGCACATGACCTTGCACGCTTGATACTGTACCACCAACTTTCCATAATGCCCCAACATGATTTGCATTAAAAGTAGCAGATGAAGCTGTTAATGTTATTGAACCAGTTGTACCAGACGGTGTTATTGTAACCGCTGTTGTGTTATCATCAAGAAATGGTCCACCTATAAAACTTTCTGTATCTAATGACCAAGAAGTAGGACCTGTGCGAGACAATTTTCTTGGTGTAAACAGCTCGTGAACTAAATATAGAACATCTTGACTTTGAGCATATTGAACAGCGTCAACTTCATCATCTGCATATGGAGATACAACTTCAACAGGCAATCCTCCGCTTTCTAATATTCCGCCTTCAACAAAAAACCTAAAATATAAATCGCCCATTTCAATAGCATACGCTTGCGAAACAGAAAATATAAAAGGAATCAATCGACTTGTCTTACTTGAATCTTTTGTCTCATATATAAATTCTGTGCCTGGGGTCAACATAAATCCACCATAAGGTCTACTAATAACACCACGCATTGTCTCTGCACCTTGATAAAATGCTTCTAAATCAGAACGACCTTTAAGCCATTTTGATAGTTGACCCTTTGTAAAAGAATTTAATATTGGATAGAAATTAGACACTATATCCACCTATTTGTCTACTTGATGGAGATCTTCCATATTTTGATAAAACAAATAAGTCTTGCTTTGCTTGTAGTGGAGAACCTTCTTGACTGTTTGCGCTAATAGCGCTTGGAAGAAATACATCAGTATATAAAGCCCAACGCTCTTGCGAACCTGTGTTTGATTGTAATATCTTAAAAGATAATTCTGCGGCTAGCCTTGCTGCTAATGCTTCAATAAATTTTGGTGAGTATTGAGCTGGATTTTCATTATAAAAAATATATCTAATTCCCAATGGAGCAGAAGCATCTGATAAAATACAAATTTGATCATCAATATTTTCAACTCGCCATCTAACATTGTTATCATTAATATTCAATACACGTAAACAATCTGATGGGTAAGCATATGCAACATTTAATCCGTCATCTGTCCAAGGAATATCTACATCTAGTTCAGCTAAACTAGAACGTTTTACTGCAAAGTTGAATGGATGCTCAGCAAGAACTTCTTTTAAACACTCGTCATAAATTTCACTTATATCTTTAGCGCGAGTGCTGTTATCTTCAAAAGAAACAATAGGCGACTGCCCTAACATTGATAATGCTTTATTTGCAATCGTTACCTTACTTGCCATATTAACCCCAAATAGGGCTACCCTAGATTATACTAAGGTAGCCCTTATTAATTAAACTGTATATGTTACAATTAACTTAACAGTACCAGTAATAGAAGCACCGCCAGTTGTAACAATAATACGCGTATCTCCACTGTTTGTACCAGTAGCGTAACCTGCGCCATCAATTAGTAAGGTATCACTACGACCAGCAGAAGAAGATGCTGTTGATGCAATATAGCGATCATCATCATTTGAATCACCAACTTTTAATGTTGAGCTTGCGCCCAAAGCATCAAAATACAAATTAACACCAACAATCTTAGCTCCAGTTGGTAATTGAGCCATGTCAATTGTTGAACCTAAAGCTAATGATGATGCTTCATAAGTATCAATTTGTGTTAAAGTTGTACCTTTAATATCTTGCTTATCGATCCAGTTGCTGCCAAGCGCACCTGCATCATACTTCGTCATATTTGCACCTTTAACGGCTGCCATATATATCTCCTTTTTAATGCCCCGTCTTTTTATCGACGGGGCTAAACATTAATTTAATTATACTTCCACAATATCAATTTGAACTACTCGATCTTCTTCCAAGCGAACTGCACCATGATTCAATTCATAGTACACTTGGTAGCTATAGCTTTTATCATTACGTTCATCAACACGAACAAATGGACCTTCGGTCATAGCATAAGCTAAACCAAATTTGTGGAAAGCAATACAGCTACGAATTGTAGAAGCTTTGCTCAATAATGTTGATACAACCCAATTAAAGCCTAAGAAAGTATTAATCTTTCCAGCTACTAATGAGCGCATTTCAACATAATCACGACTGGTAGCTTCTGCTTCTGCTAACATATCTTCGAGACCTTGAGGAGAAACAACAATAACACGATTGTCATCTTCAACGTCATTCTCATCTAAAATACGTTTTGCTTGTAACACTTTTTCAAATGTTAAACCAGTAGAACCATTAGCAATTTGTTGACCAGCACTTAATGATTGTGTGCTAGAACCAGTTTCACCAGTATATGCTGTACCAGTTAAAGCTGAAATAATAACACTATCCATTTTACGACCTAATGCTGCACCAGCACTAATTGTCATTTCGCTTTTTGGATCTGATAATACTTGAAGATTCAAAGAACGATCTAATAAACGGCTGTCATGATCAGTTTGAATATAACCCATACGACGGCTCAATGCTGGATCATTTTCTGGTGTAGTAGCATTTGGAGATGCTTTTGTAGTCATTGACCATTCACCAATACGATCTTGGAAAAATGTTTTACCAACTACATTTTCTTTCTGATAAACAAATGGTAATAATTTTGAATATTTTTGTTGTGCAACTTGGAGGATATTACGGCCATACGCCTGGGCACGAATATCAAGTAACGTATCTGACATAGCAGACCCCTTTCATTATTTAAAATTAGTTTCACTTCACCTTGTCGCTTCTGATGAGTGTCCCTAACGGGGTCATCTCTACGAACAATCTAACTGTTCGCTTCGATAGTGTCCTTGCATATCAGATACGTTTCCTTGATTGGGGTATCTTAATACTTTAAGGGTATCTACGCTTACTTCTTTCCTGCAATCATTTGATACAACCCTTCAACGTACTTAACTCTCTCTTTTTGTACTAAAGATGGTGTATCTCCATTTCCCCAATATGGGTCATTTGGATTTGCCATAATTGCATCTAATTCAATCTTAGCTTCTTGTGGCGTTTTTGTAAAGCCAGAATTTGTAAATTTACCAATAGTGTCCTCACCCAACATTTTTGAGACTTCATACATTCCTTTAATAAATGCTGGATTATTACCGACAACATTCTGCAATTGTTTTGCTCCTTCTTGACCAAACATTTTTACAAATGCAGCATTAGAAGCTTTTAATGCAGAATCATAGTTCAATCCAAATTCTTTACGCAACATATCTTCTGCTTGTTTTAATGCTCCTTCTTGTTGCTTTACAATCTCACCATATTGATTTTTAACATTACCAACATGCCAATCATATAACTCTGCTGCTTGTTTTTTACTCAAACCTAATTCACGCGCTTTTTGTTTAAACCCGTCGAGATTCTGCTCACCTAATTCCTTTGGTAATTCATGCGCTGTAAATTCATAATCTTTTGCTTCTTTAGGCATGCCTAATTTTTCATAAATAGCTTCCCAACCTGCTTTATCATTTGCGTCTTTTGGTAGCGCAATCTTATCACTACCTAATTTAGATACTAATTCTAAATGCGCTTTAACAAATTCATTTTGATTTTGATATTTTTGTACTGTAGGATTATTTTGAAATTGTGTGTCTAAATTCTGATACCATTTTACTTCATTGCTCACTGGCGCTGCTGTCTTTGCTGCTTGGTCAATTGTCGTCGCTGTTGACGAGGTGTCCGTTGTTGGGCTCGTTGCTGTTTCTTGCATTATAATTTCCTCATTGTAATTGTTTTACGATTTCTTCTTCTATTTTATCAACTGGCCACTTTATGATAGTTTTTAACGTAAGAACTACTTGACGCTTCCCTTCATTTAATAAAAACTCATTACTATCTTTTGACCATGTTGGAATATTATAATGACCAATTTGTTCTAACAATTCCATCACTCTTTTACCACTCTCTGTTGCAAATACAGCTTCAACATCTGCTTTTATTTGACGAGCATAATCTTTTGTCGTCATTTGCGAGCTCTTTCTGCTTGTGCTAAATTGCGTTCAGTATTTCCAGCTTTCTCTACCATATCACTCATCATATCAGCTTCAACCAACTGTGACTGCGCTTGTTGTTGTTGTGCTCGTTGATTACGAATATCAGCAACCTTCTCGTCGCTATTTAATGTATTCATTGGCGCACCTGTCATTTGTGCAATAACATCAATAACAGCATCGCTGTCAATTTTATCCAATACAGTTGGAAATGTTTGTGATAAATTCTGTGCTGCTACAACCATATTTTGTAACGCAGTTAACTCACCTGCTCGTTGAGCTAATGCTAAAGGACTTACATATTTAATTTTGTATTCTGGATTCTCTAAAATTTCACGTGGAGGTTCTGGTAATCGCCCATTACGATATGCTATTGCAACTGTTCTTTCAATAATACTTTGTAAATATTCCGTTTGATAACGACCTACGGCTGGCCCTAACATGCTCATTTTTTCTGTAACACGCTCACGAACTTCTGGTATCGTCATCTGTTTTGTAATATCCGCAAACGCCATAAAAATATCATTAAACAGCGCCTGACGAATATCTTTATACATCTCTTGAAACTCAATACCAATATCTGGACGAGCTCCAGTTGTTATTGGACGAATACCATTATCTTTTGATACATTTGCTCGACGAATATTTAATGCCCCAGGATTTAAATTAAATTGTGTAATGTACCCTTGATCTGGTACATCAAGCGGTGGGCGCACTACTGTTTGCGCTCCAATAATATTAGTCTCAACAATTGTATTTAATGTACGTACAAATGGTAATGAATCCATACAAGGACTAAACCCTTGCACCATATTGCTACGCTTATAAAATCTATGCACGCCAAATGGATTTTCTTGATAACCACTTTCACGAACTAATTTCTTGTTCTTGCAATCATACCACTCACTAGCCCAGGGCATATTCTTATTATCCATCTTATTGATGTCATAATAAGCTCGTTTGCCTACATAATGTAAAAATTCATACTTCTTAGGATTGTGTCGATTGTTATTAAATTCCTCGACCATCTCTTTACTTAAGTTATTAATACCAAATTCAGTAACAGCTTGAAAAACTGTATACTCATGCTTAATATAAAACTCAACCACTCGTTCCTTAGCATCTTCTACCATGTACACGTTCTTAATTGGGACTGTCTTAAATCGCACAATATCATCAATATCTTCTTCACAATACATCAACGCTGTACCATAAACAAATGATGAAGCATAAAAACTATCTGATTGTTGATCAAAATTACTTCTACCTAAAATATAATTTGTTTCATCTGTTACATCTGATAACCATCGACGTACAGCATAACTTGCAAACTCGTTTCTACCACCAATGGTAAGATCAAACCATTTACTATTAGGCGGTGTTAAATAACTATGTACACCAGCTACAGCTACCTTTACCGCATTAATACTTGTAGCATCCCATAGCTGACTGTAATCTAATTCTGTTCCTAAATTATATGAACGATTAATATTCTCCGACGAGATAAAGAAATGATCATGCAAAACTTGCATGTATGTATGATATGACTGGTATTCGCTTTTTAATGACTCATAACATTTTAATTTATCTTCAATTGTCATTTCAGCCTCTTTATATAATGGGCATCTATAAACGAATACCCTAATTTCTTATACATCTTTTTTATTCTCAAACTATTCACTGATACGCCTAGTGTCATTGATTTAAATCCTCGTGCTTCTAACAACATCTCGACTTGAGTTATCATTCTAGGAACTGACATCTTAGCCCTACTAGCAACAAAAAAGAACATTTCGCTCCACACAGCCTCACCTGTCACTATCATTTGATTAGCTGTTCCTGCTAATATAGCTACTATCCCATTATCGTCATACTCAACAAAACTACTGTCAACTAAACTAAACATTGCTCTACGTATCTGTTCGTCACTACATTCACTACCCATCAACTCAAACATCTTTTTTATTTTGTTACTTGAAAAATCAAATACTGCTGGTATGTCCGCTACCGTTGTCTCTCTCATCCCAATAATGTCTTACTCTCACCTGAATCATCAACACCTAAAGAAGATGTTAATAATGTGTTTGTTTTCTTTTTTAATTTATTTACTTTATTATCCGACGGGGTTGGTTCTGTTTGAGCAACTACAGGTTTAGCCTCTACAACTTGTTGCTCTTGTTTTTTAGGCGCAAAAAATGTCATATTATCCTAACAAGGTTTTTTTAGTTCCTTGCTCCTCAATACCTTGTTCCGACGTCAATAAAGTGCTTTGACTCTTGCGACGCTTATTGTAATCAGCTAATTCAGCCGACGCTTTTGCCGCTGCATCTGCTTCTAATTTTGATGCTGTTGATGACGCACTCTCAATAGCTGGAGTATTGTTTTCAACCTTTTGAGGCTTCATCATATCATATAACTTTGCACCTGCTATACCTGAAAGAACTAACGCTGGCATATTCTCTCCATTTTAAAATTTTAACTTCTATTAAAATAATACGCCAATATCATCATAACGCAACAACTATTTTGCATATTTACCAGCACCGCTAAATTTGCCACCCATTATCGCATATTGCTGTTGTGGTCTATACCTAGAGGCTGTCTCTGGCACAAACATCGTACCATACCTTGCCATCATCACCGCATCTGCCTCATCTGGTGACTTTAATCCCATCGACCTCATCTTCTCTTTACTAACTATTATCCGCTTACCATTGCTTTGAAATGTATACATTACCGTCTTTAAACTATTCATCACTTGCTCATTGCGTACCCTAAACTTGCCACTACCCATCATATCTTTTAACATAAAATATTCTTGTGCTTTTAGGTTGCTGTACCTATTCGTATCTACTCCATCAACCTTCCCTCCACGAAATTCTATCACATCTACCCCAACCTCTCGCAACCTATCTAACGGGCCTACACCCATCCCATCACCATCTATCACCGTCACCTGTGGCATATACTGCTGCTTTAAATCAACTATTCTACCCGTCGTCTCCATTGTGTCTTTATGCTTCCAAGTAATGCAATGCAGTAAATCCCAATGACTTGGTCCCCTTTGTTCTAACACCACCGCACACGACGTATCATTACCATACCTCGCTACATCTATCCCCATAACCCTATACGTGTACACCCAATTAAAAGTGAACTCTGTATTAATACTAACCATCTCATCATTATGTGTTATTAAACAATCATTGTCATCTACATCATCAAAACTATTAATCACATACTGCCTATAATGGTTCGGCGCATCTTCCTTCTTGCGTCTTAAATCCTCAACAAAATCTTCTGGCAAATGTTTCACATTCGCAAACGTATTCGCCGTAATACACTCATACTCGCCTCGACGATACACGCTCTCACCAGTTTCATGGTTTATCGTCTCTACACTCTCCGCTTTATTTATCCAACGTTGCCACATCCAATTACGACCCCGGCTATTTGCTATCAACGCCATCTGCCGTACACCAACTTTCTCATTTCCATCTTTATCAAATATCTTCCTCCTCAAACGATCTCGTAAGAAATCAAACACATCCGCCGTCTCGTACTCTTCCGCCTGCTCTATCCCTATAAAACTTAAATTAATATTCTTCAACACATTAATGTCCGCCATATCACCATGACGAAACATCACTTTGCTACCATTATCAAAACAATACTCCTTGTCCTGCGAATTTATACTAACATTGAAATACGTCTCAAAATCCTGCATCGTTGAATCTCTCAAGTCAGTATATTCTCGACGCACTATCAGCGCCAACGCATCATTGTTCTCCTTGCAATGTATCCACGCCTTTAATAATAACGCAAACGTTTTCCCAGTTCCAACCGCCGCTATCATACACGGATACCTAGAGGTCGAAAATATAAACCTGTCCTGATAACCCTGTAACTCAACTCGCTCTAACTGCATCTCTATCCTCGCACATTACATCCACTATTCTCTTGCTCTCACCCGTCACATCTATCACCGTACCCCTATCAGCCCTTACTATCTGCAATGTTATCACCCTGTCACTATTACTGTCATCCACCGCCTTCGTCCGATGATTCTTTATTCCCAACGCCAACGTCAAATACTTTAACCTAATATCCCAATCTACCTCCGTAACCGTATCACCAAAACCATTAACATACACCCTATTAGCTTTTAACCCCTCTATCAACGTTTTCGACAATAACTCATCACTACACCCGCCCTCCTCAAGCCACTGCGTCATGCTCTTTATCTCTTCCTCATTCCTCTCTATTTTCTTTCCCACGCTTGCGCCCCCTTCCTCCTAACTTACCATTTTCACGACTAGCTCTCGCCTTCCTTTCACTTCTTATCCTACCTAGACGTCGAGCCGCTTCCTTAGCTTCATTTATATAACTATCTGCACTACTATTCCCATAATTATCCATAACCACCTCCAATATTATATTACCACCTAACGTTAGGTTGTCAAGTAATTAAACCTAACGTTGGCTTTAAAGGGGTTGTTGTTGGCGGAGGGGGTTCCCTTGGCGACAAAGTCCGTTCTCCAATCCAGGGGTAGGTGTGGCTAATTTCATGGAGAGTATCTTTATATGGCATGAGGTGCTATTGTGCGATATATGGCAACGTGACGCAAATGCGTGGCATTTAAAGCTAACCTCTAGGATAGTAATCAGCTATTTCGATTGTCATTTTTGATTGCTCGACGGTGGTTCGACGATGAGTTTATGCGTTTGTTGCTCGACGAAGCCTCGACGGAGAGCTTGCGCTTATTCCTTATTATCTAGCACGCTATCGACGATAGCTGGTTTTTATTAATAATTTCTCGACGAGAAAATCTATCTCTCGACGATAGGGGTATTTTGCATTTTTAGTTTTAAATTATGTTTTTAGTTATCCACAGGTTATCCACAACCTAACGCTAGGGGCTATATATATTATATATATAATATAGATAGTCTCAGATAATATATATTTG